TCATCCAATTCAAAGCAAAAACAATCTATAAAAATAATATGGGTAAAGGTTTTTATTTTCCCAGAATAGTTGGTTTTTGTATGTTAGTAGGTAGAAAAGTAATAGATAAAATCGGCGGATTTGATGAAAGATTTGGGATAGGTAATTTTGAAGATGATGATTTCTGTTTACGCTCCCAAATAGCCGGATTTAAAGCAATTATAGCAACCGATGTTTTTATTCATCATTACGGTTCTAAGAGTTTTTCGGTTATGAAACACGATGAACTTGTGGATTTATTCAGAAAGAACGAAAAATTATTTATAGAAAAATGGGGCAAAAACCCCACTCAAATTTGGGTTAATAACGAAGAATATAAAAAAGATGTTTTAATTTATCAAAAAACAGGAAAATAAAAACTAAATAAGGAAAAAACAAAATGGCAACTAACTTTTATACCGGACTTTGGAAAAAGAAAGTAAAAGATTTTCAAGTCCTATCAGGAAGTATAACGACAGAAAAATTAAAAGACGCTTTAATGGACGCGAAAGAAACCGGAGCGACTGAATTAAATTTAACAATTTGGGTAAATCAGAAAAAGACAACAGAAAAACATCCTGATTATAATTTGCAGATTTCGGCAAAAGATCCAAATTATTCAAAGAAACAGAATGAAGACGTGCCGTTTTAATGACCGAAAAGCAAGCGGAAATATTGTTTCGTAAAATCGAAAAGACAATGAGACCGAAATATAAAATAAACGCTATTGTATTTTCAGACAGTTTCCCTAACAATAATGATGTTGCTTTCAACGATGTATTTGATGATCTAATATTTGTCAAGAAAAGTATTTTAACTGAATATCCAAGAGAATATGTCATCGCAACTTTTATTCACGAATTATTACACCAAAAATATTTAGATCATTCAAAAGCATTTTATAAAGATTTAACAAGATGGTTAAATAAATTAAAGAGGTTAAAATGACAACAAAAGTAAGAATTTGGTATAAGGATGAAAACGGAAGAACATATATTGCTCGTAAATTATCCTTTGAAAAAGAATTAAACGACGCAACAATTCACAGGATTAAATTACTTAAAGGTGTAGACGTGCATTTTCAGCCGATACTTAAACTTCCCAATAAAACATTAGAAATAGATATTTTTATATCATATGAAGGCGCTGGTTATTATATCGGTGCAACTTTTGAAGACGTTGAAGGCGTTTTAGCAATGGACTCAGAATTATGACCGAACTAAACAAGGAAAAACTTCAAGAATTGTTAGATATAGCTAATCGAGTTGGCTTTAACTTATCCGAACAGGATTTAATTAAATGTATTGAATTTGCAATGTGGAAAACTCAAAGAGATGAATCAATTGAAAATCTTTTTAATGGTACTCTCAATAAAGAACTTGCGGAGTTATTACCGATTATGAAAAAAGCAATAACGTCTGATTTGTTGGAACCGTTGAAAACAGAAAACAAACAACTGAAAAAAGAGAATGAAGAACTTAAAGAAGAAAATATTGACAAACAAGGTACAATTTTTATAACCCGAAAATCCCTTGAAATGAAAACAGAAGAAAACAGAGCAAAGGCGGATAAGATTAAAGCGCTGGAAGAAGAAAACATTAAATTAATAGGCAAACTTCAAGACCTGACAAAAAGATGTGGCGAAATATTTGCAGACAGTTTAGGAACTGGCGTAGGCTCGAGAATACAATACACTAAAACGTTAGAAGAGAAATACAGGAAAGCGCAAAAAGAAATTGAATCGCTTAAAGAAATGGGGAAAAAATCATTAAAAACAAAAGATTTCGATTCGTTACAGCCGCCTGAGATCATTTGTATATCAAGTTTAGATCGTGATTCCCAAGGTATAATAAGCCTTAAATGTAAATTAAATGTTTTTGAGGGCAACAACCTTATGGACGTCGTAATTAAGGAAGAGGTATTAAGTAGACTTATTGGCTTCTTGTCTTTTGCAGGATTTATTAAAGGAAATGAGGGATTAAATTTCGTTAATAATTATTTTCATAAAAAATAACTTAGGAGGTCATTTTCAAAAATGAGAAGTAATTAGAGCCCGAAGAAATCCGGGCTTTTTTGTTTTTCGGAAAAGTTGACAACACAAACAACACAGCGGACGTATATTACAAGTATAAGGATATTTTTAAAATGTACAAATTAAGCAGAAACGATATTAACACACTTTGCAACGCTGGTTTTTTAGAACTGAACGATGAAGAGTTTCCGGTTGAAACATTTGGATTTAATATAACAAAATGGCCGGGAGGAAAAGGGAACAGCAGAGACAGAACTTTTGAAAAGGATTGCCTACAACATAAGGCGCTCCCGATTTTATGTTGTGGATGTAAAAATGCAGATGTAATAAACTTTAATTGTAAAATTGAAGAAAATAAAATAAATAAAATCAAGTTTGATGAATTACAAGATTTTGAACATTGTGAAGATTTTAAATAAAAAATAAATAGCGTAATAATTCCGGTTTGGCTTACTCCCACCGGCTAAAAAAAATAATAAAACATGAAAGAATCTACCTACGACTGGGTAAAACTGCAAAAGGAATTTGATAAACTTTACTTAAAAGGCAAAATCACATTACAGAAGTTTTGTAAAGATAAAAAGATTGGTTATAAATACGCTACAAAGTTTTTAAGGGTGCGAAATAGTAGAAAAATAGTAGAGAAAGTCAATGAAATCAAGGCAGATGAACACGAAAAGATTATTGAAGAGCAAGCAAGAAAAGAGGAAAGAAGAGAGTCGATCGGCCTTATTCAAATAAATCAAATCCTTGATAGTTCGATTGCTAAAAGAGTAAATGACGGAGAACGATTAGGCCTTACAGAGGCTTTAAGATTGAAAGTTGACATAATGAAAGAACAAGGAACAATAATCAACCCAGACAAGAAAGATAACTCTTTCGACATATTTATTCAAAACAATATACGATTGAAACCAAAAACGGAATCAAATGAATCTACTAATTAAATTTGTTATTTTGATGTCAATTATTGCTAATACTCAAATATTAAGACCTCAACAGCATGAATATATTTTTGATTTTTATTCAAAAAATATTCACATAATCGGCGGTAATAGATCAGGCAAAACCGAGGGTTTAATTAGAAAAGCCGTTATTGGTTCAAGGATAAATAAAGGTGAAAGATGTTTATTGTTAGAACCTACAACGGATATGGCAAACGAAATCTTACAACCTAAAATAACAGATTACTGTAATGAAGAAGGTATCGCTTTTAAATATGAATTTTCAAAAAGAAAGTTCTTGTTTCCCGATTTCAACAAAAACGGCAAACCGGCGCAGATACTTTTAAGATCCGCCGATAAACCAAATAGAATAGAAGGCGGTCAATATTGGGGTGTAGGGATCGATGAACCCGCTCAAATGAAGAAAGAAGTATTTAGAAGAGTCAAAACAAGGGTTAATTCACCAACAGCGTTAATATGTCAACTCTTTACATCGGGCACACCAGAGGGCTTTAATCACTATTTCCATGAGGTTTATAAACCCGGCCATAGAATTGTTTGGGGTAGTGTTGAAGAGATAAAAATCAACACCAGAGACGGTTATATTGATGACCTGAAAGAAGATTACGATGACTTGCTTATACAGGAAAAACTATTAGGTAAATTTATCAATACAACGTCAGGGGTTATTTGTTATGCATTTAAGGAATCTCTTGTAACTCAAATAGAACCCGACTTCCAACATCCTCTTTACGTTATTTGTGATTTTAATATTAACCCTTGCGGATGGGTATTGGCACAGTTCATTAACGGGAAAATCAGAGTTATTGATGAATTATGCGTAAAAAGCGCAAATACTTTTGTAATGTGTGAAAAATTAGCAGACAAACACCCGGAATATTTTAATGGTCTAATCTTTTATGGTGACTATACAAGTACATTTCAGAGATCAACGGCGACAGGATTAAGTGATTGGCATATCATCGAACAGTATTTCAAAAATTATCGTGGTTATGAAAGACATTTAAAACCTAATCCGTCCGTTAAAGATTCAATAAATATTTTAAATAATGGATTAGCGAAAGGTAAGATTATATTTGACAAGAAAGCCGTTGAGACTATAAACGATATGCGATATTGCGTGTGGGCTGAAAATGGAAAAGAAATAGAGAAAAAGGATAAAGAAAGAACGCATTGGCTTGACGACATGAGATATATTTCAAATGCCTTACTGCCTATAAAAGAAAGAATCGGGGGTGTTCGTGGTTGAGAAAGAAATATTAGACGCTTTAAAAAGATTCATGGATGAAAATACAGAAAAAAGGCATAATGAATCAAGAATACTTTTATCTTTTTATAAAAACGATGCCGATAAAATCGTTGAAAAGATAAAAGATAGAATGTATAAAGAGTCTAAAGGTATGTTTGGAAAGGAAACTCTTGACATTATTCCGGCTTGGAATTATATAAATTTCGTTCCAAAGATACTTAATATTTTATTTACAGTCTATAAAAAACCCGCCGAAAGATATATTAGTCTCACGGATAAAAGAGATGAAAGATTAACAAAGAAATGGGAAGATTTAACAAAAAACTCAAAATTAGACAGCACACTTGCGGAGGTCGGGAAACTTGCAAAATTATTCGACAGAATATTAGTAAAACCTACAGTTAGAATCAATCAAACAAATCAAAAAGTATTAGATATAGATATTATTTATCCTCATCAGGTAGAAGTAGATACCGAACAAAACAACCCTAAAAAATTAAAAACCGTTTATTTGTACGATGAATATTATAACGCAGAAGAAAATAAGATGGAAGTGCGTAAAATAATATGGACAGATAAAAGGCATTACGCAATAGATGAACATGAAAATGAAATTGATATTATTGAAAATGGAGTTTCTAACAACGGTGTAAATCCATACGGAGTTATACCTTTTGTTCCTTTGTCGTTTAGTTTAAATCAGGATTGTTTTTGGGGGTCTTCTAAATTTGTACAAGCGGTAGAACATGCTATTGCACATTCAATAAATATAATCTACGGAAGTTATCAGGCTAATCATGCCGTTGGTTCAATACCTTTCTTTCAGGAGTTTGAGGCTTATTCAAAACCTTCTGAACCTTTACATAACGAATATTTAATAGGAACTACTTTTAATAGAAGGCCAAGAAAGCAGGAAGTTAAAACTGCGTTAAGTCCCGATAAACTTATTGTTGGCATGTCGGAAGGTCAAAAGAACGCTGATTTTAAAATGGTTACACCTCAAACAAATCTTGTTTTAATTCAGGAGTATATATCAAATATAGTAAAAGAATTATTAGCAGAGTTTAATATTTCTTCAAATGTTTACAGTCTTGAAAGTAAAGCGCAATCAGGATATGCAAAGCAAATTGAAGAGGAAGAAACTATGGCTATAAGGGAACAGGATGTTCCTTTTATGAGAGACTTTGAAAATGAATTGTTTGACATGATCAGAGTCGTAACTAAATTTGACTGGTTAGAGAAAGGATTTCCCGATGAAGCGATTTTCAATATAGATTTTGCAGAAATAACATTTCCTAAAACCTCCGCTGAATATGTTCAGGAAAATACTTTCGATCTTCAAAACAATGTAATAACTCCGGTTGATTTAATCAAGGGAAAGAATCCTGATTTAACACAGGATGAAGCGGAACAAAGATACGAAGACAATAAAGCGTTCAACCCTCAGGGAGTAACCATAAATTATGGAACTTCGGCAAAGAAAGGACGCTCTAAAAAAGATGAAGAACAAATGCAATTAGAATATGGGAAAGGCAATGATGGTGTAAGTGATGGTGTAAATTCAAATGAGTATGTCACTGAAAAAATGACAAATGAAAAAGGGTTTGAATTTCCTGATTTAAGACAAGCGAGTGATTATGATTGCGGAGCGGCAGCCGTTCAGGATGTTCTTTCCTATTATGGAGATGACGCAACCGGAATAGATTCTATCATTTCAGAATTAGGGACAGATGAAGAACTTGGAACCTCTCCAGAGCAAATCAAGAGTTATTTGGAATCTCAAGGCTTTACGGTTGACATGGAAGAAATGACCATTGAGGATGTTAAGGTTTATATTGATGAGAAAGTGCCCGTAATTCTTGACATTCAAGCATGGCATGAAGATATAGCAATTGATTATGATTACACGAATGAATGGAATGACGGTCATTATGTTGTGGCACATAAGTATAACGATCAAGGCTTAATTCTTGATGACCCTTCAAGTGTGGGACGTGCATTTATTTCTTATGAAGACCTTGAAAAGAGGTGGCACGATGTCAACGGGAATAATGAACAGATTAAACATTTAGGAATTGCGGTGTATGGTAAAGAACCTTTTTACAAAAGTAATTTAATCAAGGTGGGATAATATGAAATGTTTTAGAAAACCATTATCTCAGAAATATGTAAAATGGACTGGTAGCAATTTTGAAGAAATAAAACAGTTCTTTGGTAAATCCGATTCCCTGCAAATTGTTTTCGGTCATTGTGATAGTGCGGTTTACGGTTGCTTGAACGAACTTAATAACGGTAATTTTGCAATATACATATTTAATTATTGCACAAAAGAGGTCTGTACGGTTATTCCGGGCGATTATATTGTTGAGTACGATTGGGCGCAATATTCAAATAAGCCAAGATTTGTGGATATGTCGGAGGAAAGATTTAATGAAGAATTTGACATTATAAAAGCAGAGTGAAATGTATGACTATGAAATTATTGAAAAAATAAAAGAAATTATAAAAGAGTTGGATAAATCTCAGGATTGGAAATTGAGAGATTTGTTCGGATTAAAATATCAGGCTTACTTGGAAATTAAACGGGAATTAAAAGAACGTGAAAAATAAAAAGCAAAGTTTAACAAATAAAATCATTTGTGAAATCTATGATGCTTTTAAACATTTGAAAGCAGATTCAAATTTGCTATCCGTAATAGGCTCTTGGCGCGACACCTTAGAAGATAAAGAAATATTATCTCTTTTAAAGGAATACAACAAAAGATGAAAAACATATTGGCTGAATATTATAAGGGTAGAAAATACGAAACGAAAGTAAATATAAAAAAGATTGCAGAGAATGTTTCTAATCTTACGCTTGATGTTTTGCGCGGTGGTTTGGATTATAATAATCTTTCAACAAACGAAAAGAAAGATTTAATGATTAAAGTATTTGGAAATCCGAAAGATCAATTTAAAATAAGTAATGATATGCAAAAGGCTATTCAACTGGGTACGAAACAATTAAAAAAATATGGCAATAATAGTACTAAATAATGAAGATAAAAGAAGCGTGTTAAGCGCTCTTGCAAAGATGTCAATTCAATTTCATAAGGACAGAATGCAGGCGCAGAAACAGGTTGACGGAACTCCATTCCCGAAACTTGCTCCGGGTACTATTAACGCTAAAGAAGGGAAATCATTTTTCTTTACAAGAGGGAAAGGGTCAGGAAGGAAGTTAATTGAATGTATAAGTGATACAAGCACAAGAAACCCGTCTAAAAACCCGACTATGCGCTTAATTGATACCGGAGATTTTAAGAATAACGCTTTTGTATTTAAAATTGAAGGGCAATCTGCTGTAATAGGTTTTAGCAAACAGTTACACAAGTTTAATAGATATTTAGAAGCAAAAAAGAATTATGTCAAGAAATTAAGGGAAGGAAAGAAAGCAAAACCTCCGAAAGTGAAACCCTCTGCATTTACTTATGAAGGATTAGCAGGTTTACATTTAGGCGGTAATTCACCTTTTAAGAATTTAGGCAGTTTCAAACAAAATGACAGGATACCGGGAACAAATTTCTTTGGTCACAACATAAAAGAAGTTGAGCAAATGCAAAGAAAAGTTTACGCTATGGTGGGTGAGAAGATAAAAGCAAATATAAAATTAGAATTATTAAAGGGATTGAATCAGGCACATGGCTAAAGAAATCACAAATCTTGGGGATTTATTGAATAACAGATTTAATCTTTTTATTGACAGAATTTTGAGTATAAGGATAAATTTAGCAGACTCAATAATATTACACGCTCAAGAAATGGTTGCTAATGGTGTTTCAATTGATAACGTGGTTAACGAAATCTATAATTCAATTATAGATAGCGAAAGTTCGCTGTCAAATAAAGAAAGTAAAGAATTATGGAACATGTTAAAAGGAATTTCACAGGATATAGTTTATAAATCAGGTGAATTAAATTTGGATACTCTGTACAAATGGGAATTAAACGCTAACGGCGTTCATTGTCAGGGGTGTTTAGACCGTTCGAGTTGGGAAGCGATGACATTAGAAGAGTGGGAACCAAAAGGACTACCGGGATCAGGTGTTACAGAGTGCACATATAAATGTTTATGTAGTATAGTACCAATAAATAAAGGATAAACAATGACATTAGATCAATTATGGAATGAAATTCAAGCCATCAAAGCAAATTACAATAACGCAAAGACAAATTTTGAGGGAAGGTTTGATGCTTTAAGTAAAAGAATTGATGACTTGGAAAAGGGGAAATTAACATTAAGTAAAAAAATCGATGAATTAGAAAAGAGGAAAAAATGAAGTTAAACGAAATAACAATCGAAAGTTTAAAAACACTTTCAGACGAGGACTTAAAGGTATTACAATCCGAGGCTGTTAATATTGTTAAAGAAGCGGACGGCGTAAAAACCAAATTAACCGAAATGTCAAAAGAGATATTAAAGGCTAATGAAGATTTAAAGGCAAAAGACGCTGCTATTTCCGAACATAAAACTGCATCCGAAAAATATGCAAAAGAAAAATCAGAACTGGAAACAGCAAAAATTGAACTTGAGAAACTTAAAGCAGAAGATACCGGGAAATACGGAAAGTTAATTGCTGACAAAGAAAAAGAAATTGAGACCTTAAAAAATCAGTCAAACGCTACTCTTGCTGAAAAAACAGCACTCCAGAAAGAAGTTGAAAACTATAAAAGTGTTGTGGAAGAGATTAAAACAAAGAATGAGAAGAAAAAAGATGCAATAATGAAAACCTTTGAAGAAATGAAGGACGCAAGGCCGGAATTGTTGGTAATTGCAAAAGATATAAATACTCTTGAGGCTCTTGAGGCCTTTGCAGAATCAATACAAGGTGTTCCAACATTTAAGAAGAAATTGGGTGACAATAATAATACCGGAATTACATTAAATCCTAACGATAAGGATTTTAATGATAAGTCCAGAGAATTATTTAACAAAGATCCAAAGCAGTGGAAAATTGCGATGGATAAATTAAAAAATAAACAATAGGAGAAAAGAATTATGGCAGAGTTTTTGGCTGACTTAGTGGCTCCAGAACATTGGGCGGATACTATAGTTGCATCAATTCCGACAAAAGCAAAATTATATGGAAGCGATATTGTATCAAAGCCGCCCGCCACTACTGATGGAAAAGTGGGGGTTTTTACATTTATTCCTTTCGTAAAAGAATTAGTTGACGATTGGCAAAAACCCGTAAAGGCAACTCCATTAACCCCGGAAGCAATGTTAATGGATCAACAGAAAGCGGTAAGGGTAACAAGGTCGAAAGAAATCTTATTCTATAAAAAGGAATTAAGAGACTTGGGAATTTTAGTTGACAACGATCAGGTTATTCTTGCGAATCTTGACAGGATGCTCGGCAAACTACAAAGTTTCTGGGGAAAACAGATTGACAAATTTATTTATAACACCTTAAAGGGTGTTTTTGGTTCCGCTTTAACGTCTACACATCAGATTGATTTAGGTGCACAACTAAACAGAAAAGCAATTCAATCAGGTAAGGGGCTTTTAACAGATTCATCGGAAGAATTAACTGATTTATTTTGCTATTCAACCGTTAATCAGCATTTGAGAAGTCAGGGAATTATAGAACAAATTCCGAATTATTCCGCTGAAATCGTTAATGCTCCAATCATGTATCAGGTAGAAGGTGCAAAGATTACTATCAGTAATTTAGTTGACACTACCGGGACTCCGATTACGGGTTATTCTAATTACTTATTTGGCAAAGGTTCAATTTATTTTGACATGCCATATTTTGTAACTGAGATGATTTACGATCCAAGAGTGGGTGGTGGTGCGTTATCGGTAGTTTTAACAGGCGATTTATGCGCTCACGTTCCGGGAACATCATATGCAGGTGCAGCCGATCCGACAGACGCAACTATAGCAACAGCGGGTTCATGGACTAAGGTAGCGGATCACAATCAGGATATTAAAGTAGTACGAATTTTATCAACCAATTAAGGAAAAGAAAATGAAAAAAATAATTTTAGTTTTATTTTCAATCTTTATTGTTTCTTTTTCTTTTGCACAGGTGGAGAAAATAAGGATTGATAAATATGTTGGTTCTACTGTTACTCATTACACTAATAGAACCTACGAAAACAGCCAGACAGATACAACCGAGTACGTATCATTTGCTAATTGTGATTCTGTACATTATTACATTAGTACAAGTGATTCCGTACATGTGTTGTTTAAATATTTATATGGTGATAATATTAAAAGTGATGTGGTTGGTTCGGTATATTCCGACTCACTTACAAGCACAACTACCGGATTTACAGGTATTCCCTTTGTAAAGTTTACAGCGGTTGCCGGTTGTGGAATAGGTTCAAAGTTAATACTTTATTTTCAGGTAACAGGTAATAGCGCATATAGCGGAGCGACTTATTCGGTATTTGTCAGGAAATTTAAAAAGTGATAAGAAATTTCATCACACAAACGGATTTACAGGTTTACGAACCGGCTATAATGACTTACATAGCCGGTTATGCTAAATTAGTTCCGGCATTGCCTGTTGAAATCGTTGTTCCTGATTCTCAAATATCTTTAGCGTTTAAGAATGTAATTACAGCCTTGAGGGCGAAGGATGTAAGAGTGCATGACGTAATGATTCCGGTCTATTTGTCTAAAAATATAACTTTAGAAGATGACTACACATTACCAACGGGCGTTTCTTGTATTAAGCAGAACCAAGTCCAAAGATTTGTAATTGAAAAAACGTCGTGTACGGTTGGTGGTGTAAATGAAAAGGTTTATTTGGAAGGCTCATTAGATGGTATTACATGGAGCGATATAACCTTTTCGGATAAATCAGCATATATAACACTAACAGCCGCAGCCGGAACTTTAACGAAAACCTTTGATACTCTTTACACTCAATAT